CCGTGATAGTCTAACTCTGTTGTTTGGAGTTTATTGTCAAATCCACATTCAAACTCATCATAAGACACATAATATACGACTTCCTTACCATTTTTACGAACAGTTACTAGATTACCAATTAAATGTTCATTCTCATCTTAAGGTCCGTGAAATAAGATTTCTTTGCCATCCTCATAAACAATCGTTAAGGCTACGATATCTCTACGTTTCATCAAGCGTTTAAAGACTGTCGTCTCATCAAAAACACCAAATTCTCTATGAGGCAAATTCGCATCTTTAGACAGTATTAAAGTGACTCTATCAGTAGTACACATTTCTCTTGTTGTTTGTCAAACTATGTTTATATCTTGAGGCAACTTGCTTATATGTTCCATATCTAAAAACTTTACATCTTTACTATCAACTGTAATTACATCACAATTTTCTAAAAGGATTCTAATTTCTTTCATTATTTTAATCTCCTCGCATGTTATATATCAAAGAAAAGGCAAATCGTTCTGGAAATGCCTCTATCCGTTTATCTAAACTCAACTATTCGTAAAGGAACATTGTATTTTTCTGCAAGTTCAATACCATTTTTTGTTCCTTTAGATTTGCCATCCCAAAAAACTACACAGCCTCTATTTTGAAACTGCGATGCATATTCAAACATTTCTATATTTCTCAAAATACCTGCTTTCTTACCATGTTTATCCCAGTCAGGAAGAAAGACTTTTGTTTTGATATTTCACTCTTTTGCGTACATAGCTTCACTTTCCCCACTGTTTCAAAGCATTACGAAAACTTGTAAGTTTATACACTTCAAATGTTAAGTTCTTTGGTTTAATACGTTTAACTGCCATCACTTTTGAATTATTTAAAATGTCTAGTGTTTCTTTAATATTTACTTTCATACTATTTATCCTTGCTCTTCACAAGATTTTCTGTAATACCTTTTGCACATAATAGGATTGTGAAAAATGCTACTGTCTTATCTAATGGTGAACTCCCCCAACTAAAGAGTTCCCATACTGATAGTCCTAAGACGAAGGTATAAAACATTACTGCTAAAATCTTTTTGCTAATCATTTCTATTATTCTCCTTTGTTTATTTATACATTGTTGAAGTTGCAATTAATTCAATCGGCAATTGAACCACACTAACTTCACCATCTTGTGTTTCCTGTATTGCTTTAATTAAATCTGACCTATATTGTTCTTCCATGTCCCTATTATACATTATTCTGCCCATGTTGTATATAGATTACTTAATTCTTCTGCTAATCTTTCTATTAGTTCTCTCTTTTCTTTTAAATACTTAGCACTCTTATTGCCTGTATTTAACTCTTTAATGAACTGTTTTAAGAGTTTGTTAAGTTCTTTTGAATTTTCACAATCGAACTTACTACCTAAATTCTTCCACTGTTTAAACTTGATACCAAAACCTTTAACACTACAGCCATGAACAATGCATGGGTAATAATATTGGTTATAAGGTTTTTCGATATTTACATGGATAATTGAGATACAATCTTCTGAATACTTAGAGGAGTAATAACGCTCATTCACTACCTCATATCCATACTCATTGAACACTTTATTCCAGTGTTTAAAAATCGGTAATGTTAAATCAAACTTACCACCAACCACGTATCAATTTCTCCTTATCGGTTACCATCTGTCAATACTGTACTCAACACTTCTTGTCATTGATAAACCATCACGAAGTTTATTAGATGAATCATAATACATTGTTACCACAGCAGTAATACCCATATACTTCTTAGCATCTTCTTCTGTTAATTCACCAACATATACTCGACCAAAATCCTCATTAAATTCTTCAATAGATAAGATTGCAGAACTACAATATGGTTCTCCATCGTTATACGTGTAATCTTCGTCTGTTCGTTGTTCAAATGCAGGACTCTTCTGAATTAATTTTGTTTCAATCTTAACTTTATTAGTTTGTGTATATGTGATACCACCTATGCTAATATTATCTCCTTTACAAATAATATATTTAAAGTAGATATACCCATCCTTGTAATAAAGTTCTCTTAAATTTGCTTTATTATCTGTTCCATATGTTTTTCTCTCATCAGATACATTTGTATCAGACACGAACTTTACATTGTCGGTTAAGTTGCACAGTTTCCATCTCTCTTGATTTCTTGTGTACCATATTCAGTTTCTTTCACTTCTGTGTAGTGAGTTTGTTTGTATAATAGGTTAGCAGTAGAAAAAATAATTGCAATCAATAATACTAAAACACTAAATCGTTTCATTTTTTAATTTCCTCTCTCATATTTTACTTGCTTGTCTGTGATGATGTCGGTAATGGAATAATATTCTCCTTCAACCAACTGGTCTAAAAAATACTTGGCATCTTTTTCATTTCTGATACAGAACCTTTCTTCCTTAAAACTTACGTCACATACGTATGTACGATTATGACGCCTTATCAAAAAATATTTAGATGCTCTGTTTATGACATCATATAGTTGTTGTTTAACACTAATGGGGCAATCAATAACATTAGTTGGTATCATATACTTCTTATTTAACATTTTTACTTTGATAAGGTCAGCAATAGATGGTGATATGATGTCAACTACTTTGAGACCAAGTTCCTCTGTTAAAAGAGCTAATAGTAGTAACGGAATAAAGAACAACAAACCTAAGATTTGACCAGACACATACTCAAGTGTTAAATTTGGTCCTAACCATTTATAGATATCAAAATGTCTTGATTTCTTACTATCTTCAATTAGTTTAGCCTTACGCTCTGTTAATTGTTGTTTTTTCTTCTCTTCCTCTAACAATGCATCAACCTCTTGGTCGATTTTAACACACCTGTCATAAGGTAGTTGCAATTCTTTTTCGTTCATAGATTATTGTTCCTCCTCACACCATGCTTTAGATACCATCTCCTGGAATGAATCAAAGTTCATCTTTTCAAAATAGATATTTAACAGGTCATACTGCCTTTTACTTGTTTCTACTTGAACTTGGTAATTATGTTCTGCAATTTTTAGTAGTTCAATTAACTTATCCTTAGATAAATTCTTTAGCGTTGAATCTGATGGGAATTTTCTCCCAACACATGAAATCACCATATTAAATCTCCTTTAAAGTTAGTTTAACATTAAAACCAGTACTTGTCAATAGTTAGTACGGGGTAATGTAACATTTAATGCCTTCTTTTAGCACCGGTCGTTGATATATTCTCATTGGATTCTTTGAATGTAACAAGCCACACTCATCCAGCTTGTTTACTAAGTTATAGGTTTGAAAAATCTTTCCAAAATGACACATAAGATTAACTTTAGAAGCAACCGTTGTGTTGGTGTCAATATTAACAAGTTCATTTGGTTCATCAGCAGTCTTATCATCTCTACTAATGAAGTTATTTGTAAAGTCAAGAAGTGGGTTAGTATAAGTGTGTTCAAAGATATAGTTATCAAAATCGTACTTCTCCACAAGTTTTGTTGGATACTGTTCTATTTCTCTAACAAGGACATCTTCCATTAATTTAAACACTTCTTCAAAAGGAACTTCCATACATCCACACTCAGGGAAACGTGTCATTCCAGCAAGTTTGACCACTTCATTAAAGAAAGTATTGTCATAGAAATTGTTTCCAAATATTTGAGTATTTAATACTTCCTTATCATTTTCTTTAAAGACTAAATATGTTCTAATTGCCATCTTATCTATCCCTTAAATGCCTTATCTGTTAAAATATCAACAATCTTATACATCGTATCGTTTGTTAATTGTTCTTTGAAATACTTAAACTCCTCTGATGAGTAGACAGTATGTAAAACATTGACAAAACCTGTTATTTTAACACAATCCTCTTCTCCATTTTTATCAAAATAGTGCAGAGTGTGTGAATTATTGTTATATGAGAAGAATAGATAACCACATTCTAGTCTATGCCATAATTCTTCTTTAACCTCAATTGGGCAGTCAATAATGTTCTTTGAAATTTCATATCCATGACCTAATGTTTTTTCTTTCAGTCTCTCAAATCTGTTTTGTTTAATAAATATTTCTTCACAGATATAGAATGATGTTAGGATTGATGGAATTAGTAATAACAAGAATAGTGCCTCACCCATCGCTAAGTTCGGTTGTTGATGAGCAACAACTGAAACAATTATTGCTATTAATAGCACAATAGCTAAATCTATTAACAACATAAAGATAAGTGAAACAGGAACAATCATAAGGGGATGTGAAACAACCCAATCACGAACAGTACCATCACTGATAAATTCATCTAACTCTTTTAAAGACCACTCTAATGTTGTTCCATCAAAACTATTGATGACCTTTGCTTTATTCACTTCTTCATCTAAGGCTGTTTCTTCTTCCTCTAGTTTCTTTTGACGACTATATGAAAGTGTATAATTATCCATATCATTTCCTCCTGACAATAGAATACCACAGTACCACTACTTTGTCAAGAATTAACCAGTATATAATTCTCCAGTTTTTAAGTTAAGCACTCTCTGATTTCTTGAACCACAGTACTTCAATGATAAATCCTTTTCTTCTTCAATAAACGGACCACATACAAGAACATCACAGTAAGCAATAATATTCTTTCTCCAATCTTGTAGAATATTCTCTATTTCATCACCAGACCAAATCCAAATATCTTTATCTGGATATTCTTCTTTAAATCTCTGTACTAAATGTAGTAAAGGTTTATAGTTCTGAATAGATAAAGGTTCTCCTCCTAATAAAGAAAGACCTTTAATATAAGACCTACCACATAATGAAATAATCTTATCTTCTGTTTCTTGAGTATATTCCTTACCACCGTCATAACTCCATGTTTCAGGTTGAAAGCACCCACTACAATGTAGATAGCATCCAGAAGTGTATAATGACACTCTAATACCTGCACCGTCAGTAATATCCATTTCTCTTAATTGTGCATATCTCATAATTAAATCTCCTATCTATTTAGTTTTCTATAATAAGCTAATCACATATATTATATCATAATTCACTATAGAAAGTCAAATAAAAAGAGTGAGTCTATCTCTCACTCGTCATTCCTTTTAGTCATCTCGTTCGAGAGTGTCAGTTTCATGTTACACTACTGATGTAAAACCTTTAACATAGTCATTCATTGTATAGACTTTATTTTACTACCATTTTAACATTCAACTGCACAGTTATTATTTTTATTATTCAATTGTTAAGGAAATACATATCTTTAAACCATAAACACACTTTAGTCATAATTCTCAAAGCAAGGAACTCATGTTTCAAGACTTAACAGTAAAACATTCGTTCTAAAAACACAGTGTGGATAACTTTTCCACAATCGCAACTAAAAACGGAGAGGTGAATAGGAGCGATACTAAGAAAGAAATCTAATAAGCCTATCTGCAATAGAAAATATTAAATTTCTTTTAAAAAGGTACACTAAAAACGTATGAGTTTGAACAGTGTGCTTAACCTCAAAAGCATTGTATTAATCTCTAGTGAACGACACTAGTATATCTCACTTGTACCCCAAGCCCAACAAGCATTTTTAACACAGATTATGTGTAGATATAAAAAAGACACAGAGAACTGTTTCCTCTGTGTGAAGATTGTTATTCTTTTCTTACCCTTGGTTGCCATAGATAGACTCCACCTATCCGCCTAACAGTTTTTAAATGGGTTGGAGTCTTATTTTTATGGACTCCTGACGAAGGGAAAGTAAAATACAATTAAACTTTCTTCCTCCGAGCCACGTATTAAGCAACTTGGATGGCTGGTCTCTGCATTCACTCTAAATTATGTCTATCGGTGAAAAATGTCATAAATTTATTTATGAGTAACGTGACGTTCGCAGCTCTCACGTTGATAGCGCTATTCGGTTTTAGATGTAGTTGCATAAGCTCCCAACCTATGTACTTGCAATCACTATAATTATACTATATACTATCTTTCTTGTCAATATGTTGCATTACTGACTATGTTGTATAGCAATATAGTGTGTATTACAATATAGTGTGTATTGCAACCTAATACGTATTGCAATATACTACACTTTGCAATATAGCTTATTCGATTTAAGGCTGTTTTTAAACGTTTTGAGAGCGATTTAGAGTTAGGCGTATTGGTAGTCATCTAAATCAGTTACACGTTTATTTCCTACATAAATCAAAGCCCTACAAGAAAGAAAAAGAGGACTTTACTAGTCCTCTAAGTTTTTTCTTATTTACTTATTAAGTTTTACAGAAATTTCACAAAGTTCTGCAAATACTAGTAAGAATACCCCTACCAGCATGACAAAACTGCCGTATTCCACCATTGCCATTAATGTTCCAAACACTGTTAGAACAACTGCTAATAGTGCGATTAATCCTCTGAACTTTTCAATGATTTTTAACATAAACTCTTCTCTACTTTAACAATCTTCAATCTCTAAAATCTCATAATCCATAGATTTTAATACATTCCTCTACTGATGGAACAATGCAATGTTGTGTTCTCCATTGCCAATTTGACAGTGAATCACGGTATCTAAAAGTTATTTTCTTCATACATATCCTCTAATCGAATTTAGTGAACTTACAATCATAGTAAGTAGTAATACTCGCATAGTCATCATTTTCTTCATCAAAAGCAAAATCTTGTCCAGAGAATCCCTCTCCAAGACCATCTGAGTTCTGTGTGTCTACCCAATCACTGATAATTTCTAGTTCCTTATCTGATAATTTTGTATTTGCTGTCAAGACGATATATCCTATCCAACTATCAACAAGTCGCCATGCGATATTAACAATCTTATCCTTAAATTGACTGACATCTGTTTCATCTAATAGGATTTCTGTCATATCAGCATCTTCTAAGTATTTCTTAGCTTCATCATAGTCATTTATCTTACTAGACAATGTAAATCCAATATAATATTTAACCATCTTCAAATCCTTTCTAACGAAAAGAGAGTTAGACAATCTAACTCATCTTACCGTAGGTGATGTAATAAGTATCATCAATTCCGTATTCTGCCTTTAACCAGTCCTTAATGTACTTATCTACATCAACATTTTCTGGTACATATAATTCCCATTGGTAATTTAAGTTCTTTCCTGCGACATTGATTACATACATAGAACTAACCTCTCACGAATGTCGGAATTTCTACATCCAACTCTTCTGTATCACTGTTTTCAAACTTTGTAACAACACATGTTTCAGTGTTTTCAAATACTGGAATCTCAAATTCAACAATCTTTTCCTGTGTTCCAACTTCAATCATGAATATATCCTCCTGAAATTACACCTAAATGTTATCACATATTAATAGATATGTCAATGGTTATTTAACAACTTTCTTCTTACATTTAACAACTTCAACAATCATACTTGCTTGTGCATAAGTGTGGATTTCTCTATCTAACATCTCTTCATAGATATTATCAAGAACAATGTTAGAGATTTCTTTATTCCCAATCTTATTTGCTAGGTTTAAGATTTGCCGATACTCTTCAAAATGTTCTTTCATGTAGTTTTCCTCTACTTAGTATCTTAACACGCTTTGTTCATATTGTCAAATCTAACCAACAAACGACACCCATAGGAACTTAACCCAATTCATAAACCAAACCACAATATCTTGAAGTGGTGGAAGTGTGATACCGAAAAGTCCTAAAATAAAGCAGATTAAGAAGTAACATACAATTAACTCTATTACTGCTTTTAATGACTTGCCTAAAATCTTTAAGGCAAGGGCAATTACTACAATAATAATTAGATTTGTAGGTACTGCCATTACCCAGTTATACAAATTCTGCAAAATATTTTCCATATAAATTTTTACCCTAAAATAACTGTTAGTATTATTAAAATATTACATACAAAAATAAATGGTACTTTTTCTTCACCACTAAAAATATACCATAATAACGTACCGGTCAATAAGTTAGGTATTAAGTGATGAGATGTCATAAGTGCAAATACTGTTAGAAATAAGAAACAATTGTCTATTGGCTTATCTACTAATACTGTATATAGCCATAATAGAAGTAATGCAATCGTAAAGGCAATACTAACACTGAAATATGTACATGTAACAAGAATAAAACCTAGGGAAAGTATAGTACTAACTTTTCTCTCTTTATAATCTTGTATTGCTAGTGTAATTCCACTAACCAGTAATAAAATCTTTAATACCATTATTCGTCTCCCCCAATGGTATGAGAATCTCTTCCTCTGTACCAACTATTCCCTTTGCCATATTATTGATAATCTCTTTTTCTCTATAATTATCACACCAACCTACTGTATTTGGGAATAGAAGTCTGTCCTTTTTAAATTTCTCATATCTCTTACAAAATCGTTCACACATCTCGAACACTACTTCATCAATCCTTTTAGAGCGATTAATTTTAACGTAAAAATCCTTTATTTTCTTTGGAACATTCAAATACGTAGCAGATATTTCCATGTCAAACTCGTTCTCAATCGCCCAACGGTACAAGGTCATTTGAGGCAAATATCCCTTAAAATCATTACATTTCTCAGCAGTAGGTGAACCTGTCTTGTAGTCAATCAGATAAATCTTATCATCACGATAGTCAATTCTATCAATAATGTACTTCATTTTCATAGGGAGTTTCTTTCCTAATGATTTAACAAAAATATCACACTTACCCTTATGTTCTGTCAAACATTCGAGAGAGTTATCATCAAGTTCTCCCCCAAGATAGTCAAGATGTCGATTAAAGTAGTGATTAACATATTCTAACACCTTTTCATAACTACCATCAGTACACACTTCTTTTGTGAGTTCTACTGCTTTTTCACGAGTACGTTCTCCCTTTGGAAGTTGATAGTACAGTTCCATGACCTTGTGAAAATTAACTCCTCGAACATTCATTTCTCCTGTATTATAAATCTCATGTATAAGACTGCCAAACGGATTTTCATTAAAAGATTTTAAGAATGTTGGAGAGAAGTAATCTGTATTAAACTTTCTGTAGATGTGCTCTACGTTTGAACCATACCCTGTTTTAACCATCGTATCTACGTGATTATATTCTCTTAGAAGTTCTATAAACTCCCACATGTCTTCAAATAGTTTAGTTGTATCTGCCCATCTATATTTACCTGTAACCACAGATGAAACAAGATAATCTTTATTCTCAATTGTTCTAATTTCCATATTAATTTACTCTCTCAACTTTCCAAGGGTTTAGGTGAGGGAAATTCCCTCACCACTTTACTTACCCCTCTTGTTCAATACCTTGGTCTCACTTTTACGGATTTGACCATCCACTTTTTCTACACAATCAATTAGTGCAGTTTCGTAGTGTTCATTTTCTGATTCTGCGTACCAGTCTAATACTTTAATCTGAATACGATGAATCTTCTTGTTGAAGTTATGTGCAACTAAAACTGGAGTATCCTCTTTTATAAAGGACTTATGATTGCTTAATCTACGTAACTTCTTTTCGTTTAAAACTTTAATTGTTTCGTTGTAAAAACCAACACGATTTGAACCAAATTCAATTGTCATATTTTTCTCCCATACTTGAATATTGTTTGTTGTATATACCTAGATACCCAGTTCTTTCTTCATGGCAGCCAAGTTTAGACCTAATGTCTTTTCTTCTTTTATCTGCGCTTTAGCAACTTCTGTAAGTATATCTAAACGTAAAGTATTATCCTTACCAGATACCCATTCATGTAATACAGACCTTAATTCTGCTATATGAATTGGTTTAGTAGTAGAGTGTTCCCACATTTCATCTCTTACGATTGTAATAGGAGTTTTTCCTACAATACACACCATACCGTCAATACTATCAATTTGAATATTTGCTCTATTAAATACTTTTTCCCAAATAGGTACAGAAGAGTGAACTTCAAGTATTTCTTTACCCTTAGCAGTTTCTATAATAGATTGACCTTCGATTGCTAATTCTTGATTAGGTTTAACCTTTATATTCTTAGCATCTAAAATAAGAATATGTCTACCATATACTAATAATACATCAGTATCAGGTATATAGTCAAGTGTATTATTATCTTGTGCATAAGATAAACTAGCAAATGCTACGATTCCTTCTAATTTATCATCATACTTTAGAAGTGTAGATAGATAATCACATAACATGGTTTCTCCATCAATTCCAGCTTTAGTTAATGAGATTTGAGTATTCAATTCTACATCATCTACTAGCCAATCCGTAACATCATGCACTGCACCATTCTTCTTTTCTTCTAGTTGTGCTAATGTCTTTTTTAACCCAAGTGCAGGATTGCCAATTACAAATAAACCACTTCTTAAATGGTTTCGCACAGATATTGCTAATTCCTTATCCTCAGGCTTTATGTTGCTTTGGTCTAACTTCACTCTATCTTACCCCCTTTGAAGGAAAGGTGAGAGATTAACCCCTCACCTTTTTGTTCTTAACTACTGCACCTAAGCCAAGTAGTGATAGCATACCCATTAATGAGAACATTCCTGCATTGGTATTTACACCAGTTGGAATATCGTCATTCTTTTCAAAGATATGTAGTACATCTCCATTTTCTAATGTTTCTGTACGCACTAACTTGTAGCCTGTAAATGAACCATGTTCCTTAACACCCTTTTCTGATGCCTTTAATTCAACACCAGTAGTTGTCTGCCAAGAAGTCTTGACTTGACGGTAGATGTGCTTGATAACACCCTCTGTAATGTTAGGTTCAGTGTTTCTATAAGCATAACCTGGAATATCCTTTTGGTTCTTCTGACCATTTTCTTTAGGGGAAATTTCATGACCATCTTCATCAACATAGATAGTATGTAAGAGTTTGTAAATATGAGTTACATTACCCTTATCATCAGTTTCTGTCTTTGTATAACTGTAGTCATAAATAGGTTTTTCAGGATGTGTTCCCTTTTCTGTAGGAGACAATTCTTTATTATCCCCCTCAGATACATAAGAAGTCTTAACTTGACGGAATACATAAGTAACATTGTCCTTATCATCCTTCTTAGTTTCTACATAGTAGTATTGAGGAATTGCATCACCGATTTCAACTGTCTTATTTCCCTTAACAGGTGTCTTTAACTCATTACCTTCTTCATCAACCCACTTTGTTGTGTATTGACGGAAGATGTGTGTAACATTACCATCTTCGTCAGTAGTTGACTTAACGAAAGAATAAGAATCAATACCACCGTGTTCTTGTGTTGTATTTCCTGTAACCTTATCCTTTAAGACATTTCCATCTTCATCAACCCAGTTAGTGTCATATTGAACAATCTGAACACGTCTGAATCTAACTTCTGTATTCTCTACTTCTGCAGGTGCATTTGTAGGAGCTACAGGATTTGCCATATTAGGTTCAACCGGAGCAGTTGGTTCTACAATAGTATTTAATGTAGGTTCTTCTGGCTTAACAGGATTCTCTAATGGAGTTGGCACTTCTTCGTATGTAGGTTCATCAGGGATTTTCTCATACTTAGGAGTAGGAATTAGACTTTCATCCCAAACTGCTGGTGGAGTAGGTTCACTCTTAAACTCGATGTATTGGTTGTTTAATCCAAATCCACCACCTGCACCACTCCATGAAGCAGTAACAGTATCGCCTGCAAAGATACCAATGCTGATACCACGCTGTACAGAGTAGTTATTACCTACAGTAGCAGGGTCATTAGGAAGATTACTATGGTTAAGGTTTGCCATATGTTCATCACCATATGTCCAAGCAGTATAGTCATTCATCTGTTGAACTCTTGTGTAACCTTCTTGTCCTTCTGTAACTCCACGAGCCTTATCTGAAGGTGCAATAGGTACAGTTGCTTTAACAATATCGTTAGATGCAACACCAAGGTTTTCACCTGCTTCTAAGTCGCCTAAAACGAACATACGAACTAACTTAATTGGTTGTCCAGTTTCTTCGTCATAGAACTGATATGTTGCTCTAGCACCATCTTCAAACGAACCAAGAGTACCATCCTTACGGAATGTATAAACTGCACTTGCACGTGATTGATGCCACTTACTTACTGTTACATGGGCAGAAATCTTCTTTCCACTAGCAGTTGTTCCAAGATTATGTAAATCAAACTTTAAGAAGTTATCTACTACTTGACCTTGTGCAACTAACTTATAGTTATGACCGTATTGATTATCGTATTCTGTAACACGAGAATCCTTATAAGTAATATTCATTGTTGTAGCATTTGTTACACCAATATCACCTAAAGAGTATTCATAGCCAAGTTCTGCTAACTTATCCTTGTCATACATTGTATAAACATTCTTAAAGTATTCAGTTGTATTACCATTACCATAGTTATGGAAATTCATCTGAGATGCATCAGGAGTACCCATAACAGCAGATTGATTATTGGCAATCCACCAGTTCTTATATACAGTACTTTCTCCCTTATCAACAGACCTAGCACTATCGTTATAAGTACCACGAATTACAATACCACGACTTGAGCCATCTAATAATACTGGATTATTTTCAATAAACTGGTCGTATTCGCTCTTTTCTTGTTCGTAACGAGTTACTTCTTGGTCATGTGCTTTCTTAGCATCTGCTACTTGCTTATCATAGTTATCCTTGATTTGCTTGTTGCTTGCAGTAATTCTAGCTACATCATTCTGCCAATTTGTTCTCTTTGTTTCATTACGATTTGTAGCATCTGTAATCTCTTGATTACGTTGGTTGTAGGCTGCTAAATCTGCATCATATTGTTGCTTTTTCGTAGTGTACTCAGCAGTTAAACGTTCATTCTCTGCCTTTAATTCTTTATTCTTAGCAATATCTGCATCATACTTTTCCTTTTGTGCAGAATATAAAGTCCATAATTCATCATATGTAATCTTATCCTGCTTATACTTTTCTAATGCCTCATCGTAGGCTTTCTTTTGTGCAGCATACTCTGCTAACTTTTCATTAACTTCCGTCTTTGTTGTTTCTAATGTAACCTTTTGCTCACTTTCACGTTGCTTTGCTTCCTCTTCTGTGTGTACTGTGATTGGTTCATCTTCCACAATCTCTAATTTTGGATTTTCTCTTCGTAATTGTTCCACAAACTCTAAGAAATTAGGGTCTGTAATGTCCTTTGTCTTTGTCTCTGCAAAGGCAGTTAATGGACTTAATAATGTAGAAGTAAGTAACCCTACTGTCAATAACTTTCTTAACTTCATTTTTCTCCTTCTATTATCAGTTAGTTTAACGACATACCACACGGTCTAAAAGAGTTGAACACTTAATGATTTTTGCATTAACAAACTGTCCAACTGTCATATCCTGAACATCCTTACAATTACCAAAGGAATTATAATCTATCTCATAGATGCTCTTTCCTTTGATTCTTTGCTTTAACTTTTCTCGTGCATTTTTACCACGTTCATCATTATCTAATGCTAAAATAATCTTTCGTTGAGGTAATTGTTCTATTTCTTTTATCTGTTCCCAAGAACCAAGACCATTCAACGCAACTGCATACTTACCACAAGTCCAGATAAATAATGCATCTAATATTGACTCACATATATAGACTTCCTTTGCATTTGTCTTAGAGAGTTCGTATATCCCATATAAAGGTTTCTCTACACTCTCTGGATAATGAAAGTACTTTCTATCTACTGCACGTTTAGCAAAGAATAATATATTACCAGAGATGTCTTTAACAGGAAATGTAATACAATTAGTATATTTATCATATCCTACATCAAACATCTCTATAATATCATCAGTTAGTTTTCTCTCATACATATATGTGTGCTTTACATTGAAGTATTTAAGTGTTTCTTTATCCACATACTTTGTAGTATTGCTTGGTCGTTCTAAGGTTATTCCCCATGACCTAGTAGAAACATTACTACTATCAAACTTTTCTCGTAACCATGTAGTTCCATCTTTGTCAAGACACTTTGTAATAAGTTGTGGAATTGTCTTTACTGCACCACAGGTAAAACAATGGCAGATACTACCATCTTCCTTAATTCCCATAGAGGGAGTATTTTCTTGTCCATCCTTATGAAAAGGACATTGAACCATTCTATACTTACCACTCTTCTTAGGTGGTTTTACTAAGTAATTACGATGTTCCATTGTTATATCACTTCTTAATTCACTCAATAAAGTATCAATATTTGTGCCAATGTCCATGTTTTCAATTCTCATACTACACCTCTACCTATTAAGTAAGTCCTCAACTTCGTCAGTTTCTTCTTTTTCAGTCATTCTGTGTAAACTATATAGTAAATCTTCATATATTCCATTTAAGATACTTCCATCAATGTTAGTTAAGTAATTCTTACTTGCCAATAGTTGTTTTGCTTCTGCACATGCTTCTCTTGTGTATAGTGCTACAATAGATAAGGAGTCGCCATCCACGTCAGCACTAAGTGAGGAAAAGACAATGGGATTTAACTGGAATACATATCTATCTCTGTCTTTCGTGCTAAATTGGGGTATCATTCCAATTGTAGAACCTGCTCCGATTGTTGGCATACGATTCAATAAGCAGTAATATTCACCTTCTAACAACTCTTGATTAACTGCATCAATGTCTGTAATACCAAGTACTGTATATTTGTTATATAAGTTAGGATACAAATACTTAATAAAGTAACTTCCAATCAATACCACATCTTCATCAAGTGAGAAGTTGTTTGTAATAACTGCTCTACACATACCATCTACAGGATGACCTTTTAACTCTAATTGAACCTTACTACGTTTACCATCTTGCATAAGGGAAATCAATTGATTATAGATTATCTCTAAGTGGCTGATAATATGATTCTTAACTGCTAGTTCAAACCAAATATCTCGTTCTTGAATTTCTGCACAGTAAAAGTCATATCTATTCTTTAGCCTGATAATATCAATATAGGCTTGATTTATCTTTGATAGATGATATTTACCTGTTATCTTATCTTTAATTGGTGGTCTATACTTTGGATGAATAACACAAATCTTACTTTGTACATTTAAGTTATACTCTTCCTCGGTCATGCCAAAAACTGCAAGGCATGCTTCCTTGCCAATTAACATCTTTGAAGTATCGTACTTTGTTAAATCACTAGATAAGTCTAATTTAACGTATTCACCTTCATACATAAACCCATTGTAATGTAATAAATCTCTAAACAATTCAGACTTATTTGTAAGAGAATATCTAGGGATACATAATTCTCCAAAGTCAATATATCCATAGTCTGTATTAAGTTTATGGTCTACATATCTAGGGAAGATTTTATAACTAAATATGCCATTTTCATCAAAGGCAAATTCCCCATTTCTTTGTACCACAGATTTTTCAAATAATCGTGATGAGGTAACTTCTTTAGCAGGATTATCTTCAATCACTAAACGCTTTATCTTCATTTATCTCATCCTCCTCATAGTCTAACTCATACCCAAGAACCTTAAAACTATCTTCAATCGCCAAACGTGGTTTACCAATCTTATCAGGCAGTTCTCTAGTTCTTTGTAATGTCATTGAACTGTAGTCCATTCTATTACTTCTTAGGTCTAATTCTTTCATAATTGCTGTGCAGCCATTTGCCGCTAGGTGTAATAGTTCCATTTCACCAAATCTTAAACCACTTGGAGAAATATGAGTAAAGGCATGATGATGTATTCTCATAATATTATTAAGACCTAATGGAATACACATTTGTTCTCCGTTATACGCTACAATAGACTTTTCAGCATATTCATTCATCTCTTTCTGATAACGTTCTACTGCAATAGATGCAAAGTCCTCACCTTGTTTAAATTCAACTCCACTAGCAAGAGACCAGGCCTCAAAGATTTGTCCTAATGAAACACGTCTAGTGGTACTAAACCCAGAAATGATTATTTCTAATGGGCCTGCTTCCATATTACCAACCTTATTCAGTAGCTTTGGCATTTTATCATCTGGTAAAATCAACCCAACAGTGCCTTTTGCCCCGTGTAAGTTAGTAATCTTATCCCCTAATCTAAATGGAATTTCCCAAGATACAAATACTCTAATAATATCTTCGATATATTCAACTCTATCTACATTAAGGTTCTCATAGGCTTCACCAATAATCTCACCCTTTGTAAATAGTTCTTCAATACGATTATATACTAGTGCTTGTTCTTGTTCACTACCCCTTTGAATGTAGAAAACCTTACTACCCTTTGTACGTAATCTCTCTGCAAAACTCTCGGAGATAATAATACTATCTGCATAAGAATATCCACCCAAATCACAGAACCCAACTCTTGCCAGTATTCTGTGAGACATACCATCAACTTCTTCCTCTAATGGTACAGATTGAGAAGTCAATTTGGCATTCATCATAATTCTCTTTGCCTTATCATTATTACAGAATGGAGCAGAAGATAAACAAGATAGTCTAATCTCCTGTGGTTTCTTGTAGTAATAAAAGAAGTTTTGTTCTTTCTTACCTTCTTCTGTGATATACAACATTCCATGTCTTACAAATACATTATCTAGTAGAAGTCTTTGTCTACCTGCCTCACCAGATGTAACTGTTCTAAAACTATCAAAGATACCGATAGTATCATCATAAGTAAAAGCAGGTTTATATCCTGTGTCAGACCTATAGATATTACATACAGTTCTAAAACTTTCTAATGCTTCAATCTTAGAAGTGGTTGCAGTTAATGCACCATCTAATAAGTTTCCACCTTCACTAAACAACTTCTTAGGACTAACAAACATTCGGTTAATGCCAAGTAATTGACCTGTTAATGGTTTAGCAAACTTTGTACCCTTAAAGATAATGTTTTCAAAGTACTCTAATCGCATATACTTAAAAGCAAATACACTATCATTAGGAATGATTGGCATATTTCTCATAGCCTCTTTAAATGTACTTGCAGTTAATTCCTTATCTAAAAATGCTTGTAATAAACACTTACTTCTATAAGATAATTGTGAATTAAAGATAACATCATTATCTGGTTCAAACACATTCTTTGTTACAAGCACAGTAAACTCATCTTTATCAATAAAGTATTTCCAACCCTCACCAATGATTGTATTCTCATCTACCTTACTAATGATTGTATATAAATCTCTTAGCGCAGTAATTCTTGGTGTATAGTGTGCATAATTAACTATCCAAGATAAATCATTTGAAGGAGTAGGGAAAGCACCAATCTTACATAATTTATACTTTCCCTTATCATCATATTTAGCATACATATCAATACACATATTTCTGACATTTAACTTTAATTGAAAACTATTAGGTTTTCTCTTTGCTACATCTCTATCTAATCTATCAGAGGAGTTTAGATGTCTTACCAGTTTACATGGTTTATCACTATTCCAATACTTCTCACAACACTCATCTATGATTGCTTGTATATCAGAAAAAGGTAAGGTTTCATCAATAGGTTCAACCCCAAACAGTTTTACATTTTGTTTTTTCCAATATGCTAATTCCTGTTTATATAGTTCAGTTATGTTCACTATCAATCCCTACCTTTCAAATTACTTACTTGCTGTTTTCACGATTTGTTTCTGCGTTCTTCACCAGGTCAATTACCATCTTTGGTAAGTAGGCACGTACTACATCATGTGTGTATAAGAATAAACGACAGAAGTTCTCGTAATCCATTCCCACACTAATCTTTGTATCTGGCTCTCCATCTGGAATAATAGCACCAGTTTCTGTTACCTTACCATTTCCAATAGATGTATTTACATATAACTTATTCTTATAAGATGCTACATACATCTTTCTTGATTCTGGCTTTCCATCTCTATTCTTAGACTTTGGAACACCATTAATAACAATCTGGTATCCCTTATCTTGAACCATCTTAAATAGTCTACCACTAGCAATATCATTTGCAATCAAAGAAATCGTAGCAAAGTCTACATAAATGTCAATATTCTTCTTTGTTTCATACTCAAAAGCCTTGAAATGTACTTTTTCAATTCCAAAACTGTCTAAGTATGCAGAAATAACCTGCTTTGATGTACTTACTTCATAAATCTTGTTTAAGTCAAATTCATTTTTTCTTTTCATTTAGTATTCACCTATCCTATCTTAAAATAGTATAACACATCAAAAGAAAAAAGTAAAGGGAATTATCTACCAATCTATATTGATACATATTTGTCATTTTACCAAACCTTTTTAGGATAACTTTCGTTTTCCAGGCAGTGAATTAACTGGTTGTTCCCTCAACCATTATTAACTGGTGGATTACTCCACATCGTTTTTATAGTTTAAATTGTGATTTTTATTGGATTAAATATAGTTGTTTGTCCTTGATAAGGAACATTGATTTCTGCTTTCTTTAAAATCTGATAAGCAGAATTAACATCAGCATTAACATGTTTTCCATTATTGGTAATGAATATCCCTCGTGAAATTCTGCGTTTAAGGTTGTATTGTTCATTAATAGGTTCTTCACCATCCATATAACTCGTTCCTGATGTGTGACTCTCATCAATGACAATAAATTCAATTCCAACTCTCTCACACTTATATCTAAGATAATCTAACAAGCGGAATACTGGTACTTGCACAAAATTCTTCATCTTATTTTTCTGTTTTTGACCTGCGTTTTTACCAACGATTAGTTTGGTAATGCCTTTCTCAACTAACAGATTTACAATATGAAGTGAAATTTGATGTAAACAGTTATCCATAATATCATTACGTTTGTTATACAGTTGTTTTAGTTTTCTTGAAGCTCCTCGGTCTTTCTGCGTCTTGTCTAAGATGGATTTATATTCACTAACTTTGTCGTTGAAGTAATGATTGACAGACTTTAGTGGTTTACCATTATACAAGACAGGTTGACTAAAATCATCAAAAACTAACGTTGCTAAGTTGCTTAATCCTAAGTCAATACCTGCAACACGTTCATTTGTTTCTTGTGATGGGGGGTTAGGAACTTCATAGACTATCTCTACAATAAAATACAATCCTTTTGGGGTAATTCTAACTTGTTGGATTTTCTCAATACTATCTTCTCTTAACTCGATTGTAAACCCATCTAATTGTTTAGGAAAATAAATTACCTTATCTGATTTTAAACGTGCTGACTGATTAGTAAATATCAAGATATACATATCATTACTCTTCCGAAAACGTGGTAATTTAGGCATGCCATTATATTTACTTGGACTCTTCTTCCAATCTTTAATAGATTTAACATAAGATTTCATGTTTTGTGTAACCGTTTTTAGAGTTTGTTGTGCAACTTTAGCAGGTAACTTACCGTAGTTATCATATTCAGGTGTAATAACTCTGACATATTGTTTCATAAACTTATCTAAATCATAATAATTATACCACTCACCGAAGTTTTCAAGACTGTAACGTAACCAATAGTATGACTGGTTATAGAGATTATTACTAATCTTTGCTAACTCACATAGTCTATTGAAGTATTTATTAGAACTTTTGATTTTATGTTTTTCAACTAAATACATTATGTTTCCTCCTTTCTACTAGTATTAACTTCCACTTACTTTTGAAAACTTTTTTCATACTTTAGAATACATCAGTAAACTCTGATGAATCATTGAATTTACTTGTTAATTCTCCACTAATTTCTGCATCGTGTTGTTCTAATCCACTTGCTTTATTAGGTTTGTATTGGAAGAATCCCTTATCAACATCCCAATCCCACAGTAATTTATTACCTACAACACCATTACGTTGCTTTAGAATTGCTAACTCTAATGTATTAGATGTCTTTCTCATAGAGAATACTTTGGATGCATTATGTGCAAATCCATCACTACCACGTACTGTTTCTAGTGTAGGAGCAGTAATAACATCATCACCAGCAGCCTCACGATTTGCTTGTACAACCCCAATAATAGGGACACCAATTTCAACTGATAATTCCATAATATCTTCACTAATACTTGTTAGTCTCTCTGTAGTATTTTCTCTACTTCTGCCACGTTCATTCTTCAAGTATGTCATTCCGTCAATAACTAGGAAATCCAACTTATTTTCAAGTATCCAACTTCTGATTGCAGAAACAGTTGTGTCCTTACCAAAACTCTTAGGGGTAGTTACCAAGAACTTGTTTTTATGCTTTCTTAAATCCTCGATATACTGTTTATAGACTGCCTCCTCATCCCCAACATCTATGGCATTGACTAACATACTATTACTGAAATGCTTGTACATAGTATCAAAACGATAACCAATGGATTCACCTGACATTTCAGGAGAGAAATAACCTACATTATACCCCTGTTCCCAAACAGAAATAGCAATCTTCTGACTAATCCAAGATTTACCTTGGTTAGTTCTCGCAAAGAGTAAGATAAATTCTTCTTTACGTTGGATACCACCTGTCACCATATCTAGTTCAGTAAGACCTGTTTTAAAGAAGTACTTATCTCTATTGTTCTTTCTATCAATTAGTGTTTCATATCGCTTTTCAGCATCATGGATAATATCTTCACCTACCACACCAAAGTTTGTAGGTAAAGCACTTAACTCCTTAATAATGTAATTAACACCAATATTACTATCTTCATTTACTAAATCTTCTGCCTTAGTTAAAATCTCCCTTGCACGATTATACGTGTAAGATTCTCTAATGGCACTAATTAAATAATCATCAGATTCACTTACTTGAATAAGTTTAAAATCAGGGAATTTATTTTGGAATGTTGCTATATCTGGAATAGTGTTATATTTATCAAAATGTGCTTTAATAAACTCATATTCTTTAGAATAGTTAGGGAAATGGTCTACGCCAATGCCACTAGCAGATAATAAACTATATTCTTTTGAAATAATTAATTTACTTAAATACTGTAACTCAATCATGACCCTATCCCCCTACAACACTATCCCACGTACATCTTTTCCAGTAAATACTGCAACAATAGAAGAATTATATACTCTACTGGTTAATCTAGCTCCCAATACTTTTAATAGTTCATCCTTTGAAACAACATTACTTGTATAAATGTTTGATTTCTTATTAATCGTTCGACTATCAATCAAAACCAATAATTGATTGTATTCATAGTCAGTTAGAGGAGTTGTTGCAATATCATCCCAGATTACAACATCACTCTCTTTAATCTTTTCAATATACTCATCTGACACTGGATTACTAAAGTTCTTTAATTGTCTTAATAGAGTAGGTACATGAACAAATAATCCTACAGAATCAATTCCAGATGTACTCCACTTCTTATCAAAATAACTGAGCATTAACTTAATAGCCCAAGTAGTCTTTCCTGTACCACTTTCAATAGAACCTAGAAAGAAATTATATCCATGTTCAATATACTTATCTATCTTACGTTGAATATCCTTTAACTTACCAAAGGTTCTCTTATCTTCTTCCGTTGTAGGTGTCAATCTATCTGGATACCATTGTGCTTTTGGTAATTCAGACCGTTCTAACATATCTACAATTGTTCTATATCTTACACAGTTATGACAATCTAACTTACAGATGTCTTTGTACCAACAGTTGTTATTTCTCTCCATAGGTTAAAATGTCTCCTTTGTACTCTTAATGTTCAGCAATTCTTCTTCCGTAAAAGAGGAACTAACTGTATTATCTCTACTCTTCTTATAGTTATTCTTATGATATGGGTAGAACTTCATCCAACCCTTATCAATACTCTGGATAATACTTTCAATTCGAGTAGGGCAATCGTTAAGAGAGTTAAGTGCATTGATAACTTGTTGCTTTCCTTTTAGTCTATTTCCATAGAACTTTGAATCTTCTGGTGGATTAAGTCGTAAATTAAAATATCTCATCAACTGTGTTCGTTCATTCTCATCAGTTGTAAATGCATTTACACACTCTGTAATTACTTGTGGTAATGGTTTCTTTTTAGTCTTTAACTTCTTGCTTGGTTCAGTGTAGAATGGCATATCCGATACATCTTCAACTTTTTCTTTCTTAGTTATTGGAGAAATCAATAGGACATATTCATTCTTCTTTAACTCAATGTAACCATTTTCAAGCAATTCATTGAAAGCATTTTCATCTTCTACCTCAATACCAGACATCATACAAGCGTAAAATCCCTTAGCACGTAAGGAGAGGGATGTATCAAGTAATGCTTTCTTAGGTATTGTTGTATATGAAATTTGTGTCTGTACTCTCATTCTAAATCATTCTCCCACTCTGCTAATTGGCTTAGAACATACTTTCTCTCCATTCCTTCAGAATTTTCTGGAGAGATGTGATTGTTCTTCAACTCTTTAATAATATTCCTGTTATCTGTGATGTAAAAGGTTGAATTTTTAATCTTGTTATTAACTAAATATCTCTTGTAAAAACTTATAAAATTGTTATTTTGGTCAGGATTAAAAATACTAATTGCCTTTCTAAATAGCAAATAGCGTTCTTCTATATCGGACACATCTTGGTATCCTAGATATTTCGTTCGTTCCCAGACATACAGGTAATCCTTACGTCTGATTGCTTGTAAAATATCAAATTGATTATTACTCATCAAACCACTCCTAACCATTATTTTTTAGTCAAGTTGGTTGGATTTGCACCAACACTTTTATAGTATAACCGCACTACTGTTATGCAACAACTTGAAGTTAGGGGGTAAATTCTACCCCAATTATAACATTGAACTAACCATTGTCAATAGTTAATCACAAAGAAATTCTACCCAATCTTCTTTAAAAATATCTAATACCTCTGTATTTGAAGTATCTGGTCTATTCTTCTTTCCAATTGGTTTCATGCTAACACCAGTTACTACATGTTTAACTTGGAGTTCTTCTTCATCTGGAATCTCTAATTCTTTTCGGATTGCTTTACGAATTGCTTTATGTTTCTCCGCAAACTCTTTCTTTGACTCTAATTTCGTGTACTTTGGTAAGGTAGACTTATCAATCTCGTCTAACTGTTCATTACAAATTAAATAACCAATAACAGCCTCTTGCAGAGTGAACTTGTGATTTGGAATAAAAGAAGATTTAGAGACTGTAAAGTCATCCAGTGAATCTGTTACTTCTTTTGTGTCAAACTCATTTAAGTGAGAATTTCTGTACTCATACCACTTTTCATCTGCATAAATCAATCTATCTACATACGGACCTTTTAATTTTGCACTTGCATCTTCATCAATTTTTCCTTTACCGATTCCCTTGTATAAATATGTTCTGTATCTAATTCTATAATTCTTTCTTTGAAGAAAGCCTTACCAACTGTGTACAATCTATAATAGAAGAATTGAGTGAATCTTCCATCTTGTGATAATACTTGCTAGGTAGTCTTTCTAGTTCTTTTTCTCGTACCATTCGGAATATACCTTTACTAATGACCGGACATACTCATTTCCACACTTGAATTTAATTATCTCATCTAAATTATTTGTACGATTTCTAACTTCCTCTGTGAATCCAAGAAAGAAAGAATCGGTCATATAACTTAGACCGTCAGGTAATACGATTGTGTTTTTAGTACTCCAGTCAATTTTATCTTTAATTAAATTCCACACACCTTTTCCAAACTCTCTACCACTGAGGTATGCTTGGTTAATTTCCACTTCAATCATCGCATGTAGATTTCGATGGTATCACCATGTAGAACTGGTACATATTCCTTATGATTTTTCATAAAGAAGTACTTATTGTAACTCATCTTACTCCAGTAAACTGCTTCTTCTTCATTTTCTTCATTAGAGTTAAACACCTTACTATCCTTATGTAATAACTCTGCAACAAGACATCTACTCTCATTATCATAGTAGTAATCAGTATTCTCATCTTTAGTGATTGTGTATCTCTTTGAATAGCCACAGAACTCTAAGACATGGAGTGCTAACTCATTGTCTAATTGATTGAAGTTTAATGCAATATCCTTTGTAGTGTTACATACCAACTTACTGTGTTGTCCTAAGAAGAACTTTAAGTAAATATTACGAGGTATCTTAAACTTCTCACTGTCAATCGCAGGAATACTTACTAAAGCATAAGGATTTACATTACCTGCAGGTGTAACACATGTTTGACCTGTTTCTCCATCTTTGTAAAAACTAATCGGGATTTCCCAATATAGATTACAGTTAGGGAAGAGAATACGATGTCTAGCCATGAATCTTTCAAATCTAATCTGTCTAGCATTATCTGATTGCTCTAATGCCATCTCTGTGAAACTGTTACCTGTTTCATCATACATTAGTTTTGCTTGTGATAGAGAGTTAATCTTAACTCCTGTATTCTTTTCATAATACAATCTATTCACTTGTAAAGCAAAGAATAGGTATCTGACTTCGCTATATAACATTGGCACTTTAAATTCATCTGCCATAGTTAACGCAAATGTCGCATTGTTATATACATTATCTGTAATTTGGTCATTAAAGATAATTTCACTTAATGTCATCGAATCTAACACCTTAAACTTCGCTCGAAGGGATGCATCCCCTTCTAACCGATTATAATACTTCTCGTTGGAAATGTGAGAACTTTTTAACTTATACATGAATCTATTAATTAACCATCTTTCTTTATATTTTTTGTCTTATACATAAACTACTTTTCCTTACATTTAATCTTTCTAATGCTTTATATGATGGGTTTTGTACCCCACCCATATCTCTGAAATCCAAATTATTAGAGTCAATATCCATCAATGTAAACTGTCCACTTATCCTTCTTGCCTTTATGAAACAGATTATCCCAAGATATTTAACTTTGTCATATCGCTTAAAACCATGGACTTTTCCTTTCGGTAACTTTCTTTCTCCACGAACCCCCTTACAGAGCTGCCTACTCTGGCTTGGTACACACTTCTTTCGATATAGTGTGTTGGATTGTTCAAACTCTAGCCCACCACTTGCGATAACGCATGCATCTAAATAATGGTCTTTCCCAATACCCAAGTTTTCTCGATTTGCTTTTGTTACAAACCCATAAGTTTCTATTGCATCTGGGTATTTCTTCAACAAGTAAATCGGACTTCTCATCG